GCTCGCCGGCCACCGCGTCGCCCTCGTTCGGGTCGATGCCGATGGCGCGCAGCCCCTCGTCGGTGATGCGCGCCACGATCCAGGTGCCGTCGTCATCCTGCCGCCAGCCGAGCCCGACATGCTCGCGCGGCGCGTTGATCTCGGTCAGCAGGTTGTTCTTGATCAGGCTGCGGAAGACCGCGTTCCGGGCTGCGGCCGGCAGGGTCTTCGGCGCGCGGGCGAGGCCCATCTCGTGCTGCGCGGCGGCGCTGAGGATCACGCGCTGGCTGTCGGAAAGCTTCGTCATCGTGGTGGTCTCCGGTTCCGGGCGCCGGTGATCGGCCCCTACTGCCGGGAGCCCCGCCGGCGCTGCCGGTCGGGGCGGTGCGGAAATGGCCCGCTTCAGGCTTCGTATTCGCCGCGGCGGAAATGCTGGTCCGCGATGTCCTTCAGCTTCGCGGTGGCATCCGAAAGCCAGGCTGCTTCGCCCCAAAGAACCTCCTCGGGGTCCGCGCCGAAATGGTCCTCGCTGGCCTGGGTGAGTTCGGCGAGGAGTGCGTCGAATTCCGCCTTCTTCGCGAGGAAGGCGGCCAGACTGTTTTCCTGGTTGCGGGCGGCGCGGGCGGTGCGGTCGGTCATGCTGGTCTCCGTCGTGGTGCAGGACATCCCCTGCGCGTGACGGACCATTCGCGCTGTGCCGGACCCGAGCCAAGCGCATCTCGCGCTCATCAAATTGCAAAGATCGGAGGGGTTCGATCACATCATGATCGTAGCCGCTTCCGATGCGCTGGTGCCCTCGCAGCGCGAGGTGGCGCGCCGGCTGGGCATTTCGCACACCGCGCTGCAGAAGGCCGCCCAGTCGGGCCGCATCGCGCAGGAGCCGGGTGGCGGCTGGGACGTCGAGAAGGTGCGTGCACGGCTGGCCGCGAGCAGCGATCCCGCGCGCAAAACGGCGGCCATGGTGGCGCCGGTATCGGCACAGCCCTCGCCCTCGCCCTCGCCACCGCCGCCGCCGCCGCGGCCGGCATTCGTCGCGCCGCCCATGCCGGAGCCGCTGCCCACGCCCTCCACCGGCGGCAGCAGCTTCCACAATGCCCGCACCGCAAACGAGATGCTCAAGGCGCAGGAGCGAAAGCTCCGGCTCGATGAGCGTCGTGGCCAGCTGGTCGAGAAGGCACGCGCGCTCATGCTGGTGCACCGCCTGGCCAAGGAGGAGCGCGATGCCATCCTCGCCTGGCCAGCCCGGATCGCGGCTGAGCTCGCGGCCGAACTCGGCGTCGACGCGCACCGGCTGCAGACGCTGATGGATGCCCGGCTGCGGCAGCACCTGGCCGAGCGCAACGACGTTCGCGTGGCGGTCGCATGATGACCGGCGAACCGAGCTTCGCGTCGAGGGCAGTGCCCTCGACCATCGCCGAGCTCGGTGGCTTCGATGGTGCGGCCGAGATCCTGCAGGCCTGGCGCGACGGCATGGCGCCGGAGCCCGCCCTGCTGGTCTCGGACTGGGCCGACAAGCACCGCATGCTCGGCTCCCGCGGCAGCGCCGAGCCAGGTCCGTGGCGCACCAACCGCACACCCTATCTGCGCGACGTGATGGATGCGCTGTCGCCGGCGCACCCCGCCCGGCGCGTGGTCTTCATGAAGGGCGCGCAGGTCGGAGGTACCGAGTGCGGCAATAACTGGATTGGCTACGTCATCCATCATGCACCCGGCCCGATGCTGGCGGTGCAGCCGACGACGGAACTGGCCAAGCGCTTCTCCGACCAGCGCATTGACCCGCTGGTGGAGGAGACGCCTGCCATCCGGCAGCGCGTCGCCCCGGCGCGTTCCAGGGACAGCGGCAATCGCCAGCTCAGCAAGGAGTTCCCCGGCGGCCAGCTGGTAATGACCGGGGCCAACAGCGCGGTTGGTCTGCGCTCCATGTCGGCGCGCTTCCTGTTCCTGGACGAGGTGGACGCCTATCCCGGCGACGTCGAGGGCGAGGGTGATCCCGTCGCGCTGGCCGAGGCCCGGGCACGGACCTTCGGCTGGCGCCGCAAGACGCTGCTGGTCTCGACGCCCACCATCTCCGGCCTGTCGCGCATCGAGCGGGAGTATCTCGCCAGCGACCAGCGGCGGTTCTTTCTGCCCTGTCCGCACTGCGCGGTGATGCAGTGGCTGCGCTTCGAACGACTGGTTTGGGAGAAGGGCGAGCCGGACACCGCGCGCTATCTCTGCGAGGCCTGCGACGGTGCGATCGGCGAGCAGCATAAGACGGCGATGCTGGCCGGCGGCGAATGGCGCCCCACCGCCATCCCGCAGGATCCACACGCCATCGGCTTTCACATCTCGGCGCTCTACTCGCCGGTTGGCTGGTTCTCCTGGTCGCAGGCAGTGCGGGACTGGGAAGCGGCCCAGGGCGACGACCGGGCGATCAAAACCTTCAAGAACACCGTCCTGGGCGAGACTTGGCAGGAAAGCGGCGAGGCGCCGGACTGGCAGCGGCTCTACGATCGTCGAGAGGAATGGGCGCCCGGCACGGTTGCTGCCGAGGGGCTGCTCCTGACCGCCGGCGTCGACGTCCAGCGCGACCGGCTCGAGGCGAGCATCTGGGCCTGGGCGCAGGATCGGCAGTCGTGGCTGGTCGAGCATCGCATCCTGGTCGGCAATCCCTTCGAGGCGGCGGTGTGGGACGAGCTGCGCGGCTTGTTGGGCGAGACCTGGCGGCACGCTTCCGGACACCGGCTTGGCCTCGCCATGACGGCGATCGACAGCGGCGACGGCATGACCACGGCCGAGGTCTACAGCTTCGTGCGCCGCGCCGGCGCCGGTCGCGCCATTGCCGTGAAGGGCCAGGACGGGCTGCGGGCGGCGATCGGCCAGCCTTCGGCGACGGAGGTGCGGCGGAACGGGCGCAAGCTGGGCGGACTGAAGGTCTGGCCGGTGGGGTCGTCCTTCCTGAAGGGCGAAACCTACGGCTGGCTGAAGCTGGAACGTCCGACCGCGGAAAGCGGCGATCCGTTCCCGCCCGGCTTTGTCCACCTGCCGCTGCATGCCGCGGGTGAGGAATTCTGCCGCCAGCTTACCGCGGAGCAGTTTGTCGCCCGTGCAGGCCGCAACGGCTTTCGCCGGCTGGAGTGGGTCAAGACGCGGGAGCGCAACGAGGCGCTGGACTGCCGGGTCTATGCCCGCGCTGCCGCGGCGGCTCTCGGCATGGACGGCTGGGGCGACGGGCGCTGGGAGCGGATGGCGGATGCGCTGTCGCTTCCCGCGGTCGAGCCGGCGGTATCGCTCCCTGTCGATGGTGCTGCGCCTGCCGCCACACGCCCCCGCGGCTGGCTCGCGCCGCGCGGCAACTGGCTTCGCTGAAAGGAGACCCCTCCATGGGACCTGTCATCCTCGGCCGTGCCAACGTCTTGGCGGGGCAGTCGTTCGGCGCCCCGGTGGCCACCACCGGCTATGGCGTCTGCTTCATTGCCCTGCCCGCGGCCTGGACCGATGCGCCGCTCACCGTGCAGGGTTCGATGGATGAAGGGCTGCCCGAGGCCTGGTCGGACCTGTTCGACCATCTGGGCAATGAGGTGGCACTGGTCGCCGCGGCGGGCCGAGCGATCGCACTGCCGCCCACCCTCCTGCTCGGCTGGCGCTGGCTGCGGTTGCGCAGCGGCGTCGCCGCCGCACCGGTCGCACAGGCGGCCGACCGCGTGATCCTGCTCGGCTACCGGGCGTTCGTGTGATGTCGGTGCTGTTCCAGCATTACCTGCCGCCGGGCCCGCCGATGCTGCCCCTCGTCTCGGGCCGCTTCTACGCCTCGGCGCATGCCCGTGCCGTCGGCGCGGGCGCCGCGGTCACCGCCAATCGGCTCTACGCGGTGCCCTATCTGCTTCCCCGGCCCGGCCGCTTCGATGCCATGGCAATCAGCATCACCGGCGCGTCCGCCGGCTTTCTGCGGATGGCGGTGGCTGCCGATGACGGCACTGGCCGGCCGGGTCATGTCATTGAGGAGCCGGTCGTGGACGTGGACACCGCCTCGGCCGGCACCGCGCTGTGTCCCTTTGCCACCGCCCGCTGGATCGCGCCCGGCGTCTGCTGGCTGCTGCTGTGTTTCTCCGGCACGCCGACGGTGCGCGGCACCAGCAGCCAGGCCTACAGCGGCGGCAATACCCTGCTGCTGGGTTCGCCGATTGGTGATGGCGGTGCGGGCGGCGGCAGCGGCGCCGAGAACGGCTTCATGGCGGCACTCACCTACCAGGCCGGCGAGGCGTTCCTGCCGAGCCCGCCCACCGGGCTGAGCTATCTCGGCAGCGCCTTCGCGCCCGTGCCGTCGCTGCGAGCCGCCTGATGGATCCGGCCGTCCTCGCCTGGGCGTTGGCGCAACCCTCCGGCACCCGCGCCGCCGTGCTGGCCGCAGCCTTCACGGGCGGCACTACGCGCGTGACCTTCGATGGCCGCACCGTGGAGTACCGATCGCTCGATGAGCTCGGCCGCGCCCTGTCTGTGCTGCACGCGGCGGAGAACAGCGCTGCACGCCGGCCCAGCGTCACCTTTGCCAGCTTCTCACGCGGGGGAACCAAGTGATGGGCCGTCTCCGCGATGCCTGGCACGTCCTACGTGGCTATGCCGCAGCCCAGGACAGCCGCGCCTCCAGCTGGTCCGCGTCCGGCGGCAGCGCCACCGCCGAGGTCGGCGCCGCCGCACCCACTGTCGCGCGCCGCGCCCGCGATGCCGTCCGCAACGACCCCTACGCCGCCCGCATCGCCGATCTCTGGACCGGCAACGCAGTGGGCGCCGGAATCACCACCCGCTGGCCCGACAAACCGCACGCCGAGGCCTGGCGCCGCTGGTCCGACAGCACCGCCTGCGATGCCGAGGGCCGGCTCGACCTCTATGGGCTGCAGGCCCTGGTCATGCGGGCCGTGGTGGAGAGCGGGGAGTGCTTCGTCCGGCTGCTGCCGGCCGACATCACGCCGGCGAACCCGATCGGCCTGCGGCTTCAGGTGCTGGAAAGCGACCACCTCGACACGGCGCGGAACGGGGTGATCGAGGGATTGCCCACCTTGCAGGGCATCGCCCTCGGTGATGCCGGGGCTCCTGCGGCCTACTGGCTGCACCGCATTCACCCTGGCGCCTCCTGGCTCATCCCCTTCGGTGGCCGGCTCACCAGCGAGGCGGTGTCGGCCCGCGACGTGCTGCACATCTACCGCAAGCGCCGCCCCGGCCAGCTGCGCGATGTCTCCTGGCTGGCCCCGGTACTGACGCGCCTGCGCGACCTCGGCGACTACGAGGCCGCGCTGCTGATGAAAGCCAAGATCGAGGCCTGCCTGGCCGCCGTGGTCTCCGAGGATGGCGACGACGCCATGACCGGCCCGGCGTCGGGCCTGCTGCGGGATGCGCAGGGCCGCACCGTGGAGAGCTTCGAGCCCGGCATGATCCTCTATCGCCGCGGCATGGGATCCGTGGAGGTGGTGAACCCCTCCGGCGGCGGCAGTCACGCCGCCTTCGCGCGGCGCGCCCTCGAGGCGTCCGCGGTCGGCACCGGCCTGACCTACGACCAGGTCGCCGGCGATCTGACGCAGGCGAACTACTCCTCGCTGCGCGCTGGCAAGATCGAATTCCGCCGCCTCTGCGAGCAGGTGCAGTACGGCATGCTGATCCCGATGCTGGTCCGCCCGATCGCGGATCGCTTCCACGCTCAGGGCGCCCTGCTCGGGCTTTGGGGGGCGGAGGTGCCGGACGGCCTGTCGCACGTGCCGCCAGCGCACGAGATGATCGACCCGCTCAAGGACACCACGGCCCTCATCGCCCAGGTCCGCGCGGGCTTTGTGCCACAGCCCGAGGCGGTCGGCGCATTCGGCTATGACTTCCGCCAGGTCGTCGAGATGATCCGCGAGGCCAATGCCCTGCTGGATGATGCCGGCCTGTCGCTCGACAGCGACCCGCGCCGTGTCGCGAAGTCAGGCGCTGCCCAGGATGCCGCGCAGCTGGCGGCCATCGAAATCGCCGCCACCGGTGCCGCGGCACCGGCCCGCCCCGAACCGCAACCGCAAGGCTGATCCGATGACCGAGCCGAAGGATCCGGGCGGGGGCGACCCCGCCCCGGAGCACGAACCTGCGCCCGATCGACTTCCCACCGATGGGCAGTCGATCATGGCCTGCCGCGCGCTTGCTGCACCCGTCACAGTCAATCGCGCGGCCCGCACCGTCGAGGTGGTGTGGTCCACCGGCGCCCGGGCCCGCAACTTCGTGCCGCCTCACGGCCCCATCATCGAGGAGCTCGACATGCGGCCGGAGGCGGTGCGCATGGACGCTCTGCGCTCCGGTCGTGCGCCGGTGCTGGACACCCACCGCCGCGCCGGGACGCGGGATGTGCTGGGCCGCGTCATCGCCGCGCGCATCGAGGCGGGTCGCGGCTACGCCACCCTGCAATTCAGCGGCGCCGACGACGTTGAGCCGGTCTGGCAACGCGTCGCCGACGGCACGCTGCAGTCTGTCAGCGTCGGCTACCGCGTGCATCGCTACGAGCCCCGGCCCGACGCCAGGACCGGACAGACCATTCACCGAGCAGTGGATTGGGAGCCCTACGAGATCTCGATCGTGCCCGTCCCTGTGGACGGCCTGGCCGTGATCCGTGGCGAGGGGGACCAGGGCATCCCCGCCACCGCCATCGAACCAGCTCTGAGCGAGGAACCCACCATGCCCGAGACGACGCCGGCTTCGCCGGATTCCGGACCGGCGCCGTCTGCGCTGCCCATCATCCCGCCCCAGGAGACCACCGTGACCACCGTGACCGCCGCACCCGCCACCCCGCCCGCCGCGACGCCCGAGCCGACCCGTGCCGCTCCGCCGGCCCCCGATCTCGACGCCATCCGCGCCGACGCCGAGCGCGCCGCGGTCGAGCGCATTGCCGGCTATGAGCCGGTGCTGACCGCGGCGCGCGGCCTGGTGAGCGCCGACATGCTGGACACCATGCGCGAGGCCGCCATCCGTGACCGCGTCTCGCCCGAGGTGCTGCGCGGCCGGCTTTGGGACGCCTTCACCAGCGGCGCCGCCCGTCCCTCCCTGCCGGCGCGCCCCGACACCGGCCCATCCAACGAGGACCCGGCCCAGATCCTCGACGCCATGGCCGAGGCGCTCGCGACCCGCACCATGCCCGGCTACCAGGCTCCGGCCACCGGCCGTCACGCCGAGTTCCTGGGCTGGCGGCCCTCCGACATGATCGGCGAGCTGCTGCGCGCCCGCGGCGAGCGGAACGTCCCGCGCAACCCGACCATCCTGGCCGAGCGCGCCTTCCACACCACCAGCGACTTCCCGGCGCTGCTCTCCGCCGCGGCCAACAAGATGCTGCTGGCCGCCTATGCGCCGGCCGCGCCGACCTACCGGACGCTGTTCCTCCGCCGCGACTTCCGGGACTTCAAGCCGCACCGCCACCTGCGTGTCGGTGACTTCCCGACGCTGCTGCCGCTGTCGGAGAATGGCGAGGTCCAGGCCGGCACCATGTCGGAAAGCCAGGAGCTGGTGTTCCTGCAGACCTTCGCGCGGCGCATCCGCGTCACGCGGCAGATGCTGGTGAATGACGACCTCGGCGCCTTCACCGACTTCGCCAGCATGATCG